ACTACAACTGGAGATGAATCGTTTAATCGTGTAACAGCAGTTTCTGCTGATGGTGCATCACTAAGTATTGTTGGTGTTACTACAGTCTCCGGAATATGTACTGGTGCGGTAACAAACGGAACTTATAATAATATTTTTATTGGAGCACCAGTAATAAGAAATGAGAATTCTGGATTCCTATATGCACAACTACCAGATCCTAATATTTCTTCAGTAAATCTTTCAGATTCATTGTTAACAATTTCCGAACAAATAGCAGGAGAAAGCACAGATGGTAATGGAGTATTACAATTCAATACTTCGGCAATTAGTGGAATTTCTAGTGTATTTTTCGAGTCATTTGATGAAGAAAGATATTCCGTACACTACAGTGGAGGTGGTATCAGTACGATAACCTCAGATCAATTTACTTTAAGTGGAAATACGGTAACTATCAGTGGATTGTCTGCTTCTCAGTCAAATGTTGTTGTAAATGTCACATTAGTTAAAAATGGAATTCAAAGCAAAGTAAAAACATATAATAAAAGTCAAACTTTATCAGTAACAAGATCAAAAAATCCACAATCAGGAAGTGGGATTAGTTCTTCAATTGGAGACGGTCTCACATATAATCAATTTTATGGACTAAGAGTTCAGGATGAAGAGATATCACTAAATTACCCAGATGTGGTAAAAATTATTTCAATTTACGAGTCATTTGATTCTTCTGCACCTACTTTAGATCAAATACAGTTCGGTGCCAGTGCTAGTGTATCAACTAATGCGATTATTGGCGAAAATATCATAGGAAGTGATAGTAAATCTATAGCAAGAGTTGTTTCAAGTCCATCTAACAATGTTCTTGGTGTGGTATATTTAAATTCAGAAAGATTTACAAATTCTGAGACGGTTACATTTGAAGAATCAAATATAACTACAGAAATTGAAGTAATAACTCCCGGAAAGTATAAGGACATTACAAATTCATATAGACTTGACAAAGGACAAAAAGATCAATATTATGATTATTCTAAAATTGTTAGGAATAAGAATACCCCAGAACCATCAAAAAAACTTTTAATTGTATTCGACTATTATTCAATTCCCTCTAATGATAGTGGAGATGTATTTACAGTATTAAGTTATGATAAGGATAGATTTACACACGACATTCCTTTCATTGGACCAAGATCCGTAAGATCTTCGGATACTTTGGATTTTAGACCAAGAGTTCCAATTTTTACTTCAGATAGTTCTTCCCCATTTGATTTCTCATCAAGAACTTTAGAACCAACACGCATCTTATCCCCAAATGAGAGTTCATTACTTGGTTATGATTATTACTTAGCAAGAATTGACAAACTATATCTTGATAGAAATAAAAACTTTATTCTAGAAAAAGGAATATCCTCCAACACTCCCAAGGAACCGGATAAAAATGATGCTGTAATGGAAATTGCAACTATTAAATTGCCACCATATCTTTATAATCCAGCAAATGCCGTAGTGACATTAAAGGATAATAGAAGATATACTATGAGAGATATTGGACTAATTGAAGATAGGGTAGAAAACTTAGAGAGAGTTACTTCACTGTCTTTACTCGAAGTAAATACTCAGACTTTACAGATTCAAGATTCTGATGGTAATAATAGATTTAAGAGTGGATTTTTTGTAGATGATTTTAAAAATTATTCATTCATTAATAGAGGATTATCTTCTATTAGAGTTAATACATCTACAAATGAAATAACACCTATTACTAGTAGAAATTCACTTAAATCACAAATTGCACCCGAATCTGCAGTTACTGATGAAAATTTAGATTTTTCTGAAAATTTCAAGTTACTAGATCCAAATATTGTAAAGACTGGACAAGCAGTAACTTTAAAGTATGAATCTATTGGGTGGATAGAACAAGCATTTGCAACGACGGTAGAGAATGTAAATCCATTTAATGTAATCGTTTACAGTGGTGATATTAAGTTAAGTCCAGAAATTGACAACTGGGTGAGAACAGTTCAACTTCCAGATAAAAATATTGACATAACATTAAATTCTAGTAGAACGCTTACTAATAATTTAACAAGTAATGTTTTTGTTACTTTAACACCAATTAATACTCAAACGAGTGAAACTGTTAATTTGCCAACTATAAGGGGAGGAGGTAATAGAACTACTACTAGTAATTCTAGTACTACAACATCATCAACTGCAACTAATACTACCTCCAATACTGCAACAACTGAAAATTTTGATACTGTAAGTAATACAGATACTACAATAAGAAATGTATTAATATCATCATCTAATGAATCATTTATGAGATCCAGAAATATTCAATTTTCTGTATCTAATGTTAAACCATCTACACAATTTTACCAATTTCTTGACGGAAATAGTGGAGTTGATTTTATTCCCAAATTAATCGAGATAACAAATACATCCGGAGCATTTGTAGTTGGGGAAACTGTTATTGGAACATTTGGTGGAAATAATTTAATTTCATTTAGAGTTGCCACACCAAATCATAAGTATGGTCCATATAATGCACCATCTACTGTATATACAATTAATCCCTACATTAGAACTGAATCTATAGCGTCAGGATATAGTCAATCATCAAAAGTTTTGAATGTTGATACGGTTTCACTATCGGAAGAGGCTCAAGGAAAGTATTCTGGATATTTACTTAGAGGTATGCAATTAGTTGGTCAGACTAGTCGTGCTGTGGCAACCGTAAATGACCTAAGACTTATTTCTGATAATTTTGGAGACTTGATTGGAACATTCTTTTTAAGAGATCCAAACACAGTTCCAACTCCAACTGTAAGAATTTCTACGGGAACTAAAACATTTAAGTTAAGTTCAAGTTCAACAAACGATCCAGGTCTTCCAGGAAGCTCCGACACTTCAGTTGCCGAAACAAATTTCAATTCTGATGGAACACTTGAACAGTGGGAAAATACAGTTACGGCAACTACGAAAAATCTAACCACAAAAACGGTTACTAATCTCACAACAAACACAACAACTTCAGTAACAACGATAAACACTCATACCCGAACAACCATCCAAAGATTTGTAGATCCTCTTGCACAATCTTTTGTTGTTGGTGGAAATATAGAAGCTCCCGATTCCTCTAGAGAAGGATTGGCAACTGATGATTCTAATGGTGCCTTTTTAACTGCTGTTGATTTATTCTTTGCTAAAAAAGATAGTGGAAATGCCACGGTAAAAGTTGAAATAAGAACTGTAGAACTGGGAACACCCACAAGGATTGTTATTGGAAATTCGGTTACATTAAGACCAAGTGAAGTAAATGTTTCTTCAGATGCTTCCACTGCTACTAAGGTTACTTTTGATGAACCAATTTATCTCCCACCAGGAAGAGAATATGCAGTTGTAATCATTTCAGAAAATAGTGATCAGTATGAGATGTGGACTGCGGTTATGGGAGAAAAAACTGTCAACACCAAAGATCTTCCAGATGTTAATGCCGTAACCTACTCAAAGCAATTTGCAATGGGAAGTTTGTTCAAATCTCAAAATGGATCTATATGGACAGCAAACCAATACCAGGACCTCAAGTTTAAACTTTATAAGGCACAATTTATTGCAAATCAACCGGGAACTGCATTTTTCTATAATCCAACATTAGATGCTAGTAATGGATATGTTCAAAGACTGGCAAATAATCCACTAACAACATTACCAAGGACTGGATCATTGGGGATTAATACAACAACAAACTCATCACTCATAAGTATTCTATCTAAAGGTAGAAAAATTGCAGATATGACAAAAAATTATGTTTATGGGTATATTGTTGGAACCGGAAGTTCTGTATCTACAGTAGGATTAACTACTGGCGGAAGTAACTATGTTACAGATGCTAATGTAAGCACCTATAATATTACTGGAAATGGTTCTGGTCTTGTTTTAAGTATTATAGCATCCGCTGCTGGGGCAATCACTGGAATAACAACTGTAAGTCCAGGAAATGGTTATGCGGTAGGAGATGTTGTTGGTATTGTGACTTCTACAGTAGGAACCGGAACTTCGGTTCGTGGGCGTGATGCAAGAATTACAATTTCATCAATTACTGGAGTAGATACATTATATCTAGAAAATATTCAGGGAGATTCTTTTACTGACACTCCACCAGGATCTCAATTTGGATATTATGATAATTTCAATACAATAGTTTCTCTTGCAAGCACTACAATTAGAAATTTTGCACCTTCAACTAATCAGTATTCTGGAAATTATATAAGAGTAGAACATTTTGATCACGGAATGTACGGAAATACAAATAAACTTAGAATTTATAATGCGGAATCTAGTACCGCACCAGTTGTAATTACTTCATCTTTAACATCAACATCAACAACAATTGCAATTGGAGATACTTCAAACTTTGGAACTTTTGAAGGATCTCCAGTAGTTCCAACTTCTAATCCTGGATATGTAAAAATTGGAAATGAAATAATTAAATATGAGACTATTGGTGTTGGATTCTTAGGTACTATTACTAGAGGTATTGATTCTACTATTTCGATTAATCATGATGTAACTAGTTTAATATACAAGTATGAATTGAATGGAGTTTCTTTAAGAAGAATTAATACAACTCACGATATTGATGATTTGGATATTGGATTAGATGGATATTATCTCCAAATTGATAGATCCGAAAATGGAACAAACGTAAATAGAAGTGCTGATGGATCGACTGCGGGAATGCCACAACTGCAATTTACCTCAGAATCAACATTAGGAGGTTCTAAAGTTCTTGCAAGTGAAAATATCCTTTATAGTTCAGTAGTACCAACATACGATCTCATTACTCCAGGATCTTCCACATCGGTTTCTGCTTTCATTAGATCGGTTTCCGGAACAAGTGTAAGTGGATCTGAGACTTCATTCTTGGATAATGGAATTGAACCAGTTCAGTTGAATGCATTGAATACTCTGAGAAGTGTGAGACTTGTATGTTCTAAAGAAAATGAAACCGAGTATCTTAGTAATTTACCAAATCAAAGAAATAAATCATTTACCACAGGAATAACCTTAAGTACAACTGATTCTAATTTATCACCTATAATATTCTTAGATACTGCATTTACTGAGTTTATTTCCAGTCGTTTAAACAGTCCCGTTTCTGATTATGCATCTGATGGTAGATCCAATTCCATACTAGATGATCCACACGCTGCAGTATATGTTTCGAGAGCAGTAAAATTGGTAAATCCTGCAACTTCTCTTAAAGTTATTTTATCTGCATATCGCCACGAATCTGCTGATTTTAGAGTTTTATATAGTTTGTTCAGACCAGATTCTTCTGAAGTTGAGCAATCATTTGAACTATTTCCTGGTTATGATAATCTTACATCTACGGCATCTGGTCTTTCGGTAGTTGATTCTTCTCTAAATAATGGAAAACCCGATTCTTTTGTAAGTTCTAGTTTGGATAATCAATTCAAAGAATATGAATTTACTGCCAACAATCTTGGATTGTTTAATGGATATGTAATTAAAATCGTAATGTCGGGAACTAATCAGGCATATCCACCGAGAATCAAAGAACTCAGAACAATTGCCGTAAGATGATTAGAGTAGAGGGGCATACAAATCTTTATAGAGATGAACATAGCGGAGCTATTGTTAATTGTGATTCTCTAGCATATAATCAATATCTCAATATAATTAATAATAGAGAATCTCAAAAAAAGGAATTGGATATGATTAAGCAAGATATTGACGAAATTAAATTTTTATTGAGAGAATTGTTAAATGGACCCAAATGAAATTAAATTAGAAAGTGTGAGTAAATTATTCGAATATGAAAAGCAGTCTAGGTTTATTGATGAGTTGAGTTTTGAAGAATTGAAAAATTTCTCAAAACTTTATTGTAAATTATATTTGAAACAGCAAGAAGTTTTAGCAACTATAAATAAGAAGTAGATATATTAGAATAAATGGCATCTGTATATGTTAACAACCTTGTAGTCAATTCAGGTACAGATTTTTCCCAAACTTTTACATTAGAGTCTAATGACAATGATTCTGCATTAGATTTAACTGGATATACTGTATCAGCACAGATGAGAAAGTATTCTGGTAGTTCAACATCTACTACTTTTACTTCTAACATTGCATCACCAAGAACATTGGGAAAAATTATCATTTCCTTAACTTCCAATCAAACAGTAGATTTAAAACCTGGAAGATATGTATATGATGTGGTTGTTACCAGAGATTCCGTTAAAACGAGAGTAATTGAGGGAATGGTTCTTGTAAGAGAGGGAGTTACTCGTTAATGTCTGATATTAAAGTTAGAGTCGGTCAACAAAATTCAGTAAAGGTAATTTCATCTATCAGTGGTGGATCTGCTTTTGCGGATCTTGCAGATATTGCAACAAATGTAATTGGTGGTATAGCATCAGTTACATCTCTTAATGTTAGTGGGATATCTACATTTGTAGGTATTGCAACCTTCAAAAATGATGTTTACATTGATGGTGATCTTTATGTTAGTGATGATTTAGTATTTGACGAATTTACTGCTCGTAATGCAAACATTACCGGAATTCTTACCGTAGGGCAGTCATTTTATTATCCGGCAGGGCAACTTTACGGTGTTGCATATTTTGACCCAAATGACCAATTAGTTTCCACAGGAACAACTGCGTCGGCAATAACAGAAACTAACTATATACTTACAACTGACAATTCAGGAATACCAACCTGGTCCAGTGTTATAGATGGAGGAACTTATTAGTGTCTAAACCAGCAAGTAGACAAGAACTCGTAGACTATTGCCTAAGACGCCTAGGTGCCCCTGTATTGGAGATTAACCTTGCCGACGACCAAATAGATGATTTAGTGGATGATGCCCTACAGTACTTCCAGGAGAGGCACTTTGATGGTGTAGAGAGGATGTATCTGAAGTATCAATTTACTCAAGATGATATTAATAGAGGAACTGCATCAAAAGGAAGTGGTGTTGGATTAGTAACTACAACAGGAACATCAACAAATATATCAGGTCTTGGAACAATTACTTCCAATTTTTATGAAACATCAAATTTTATTCAGATTCCGGATTCTGTAATTGGAATTGAAAAAGTTTTTAAATTTGATGCTAGTTCTATCTCTAGAGGTATGTTTAGTATTAAGTATCAACTATTCTTAAATGACTTGTATTATTTTAATTCAATTGATTTATTACAATATTCGATGGTAAAAAGTTACCTTGAGGATATTGATTTTCTTTTGAGTACTGATAAGCAGATAAGATTTAATAAAAGACAGAATAGAATGTATTTGGATATTGACTGGGGATCTCAGCAAGTTGGAACCTTCCTAATAATTGATTGCTATAGAATTTTAGATCCAAATACCTTTACTGATGTTTATAATGATAGTTTTTTAAAGAAATATCTAACTTCACTTATGAAAAAACAGTGGGGGCAGAATCTAATTAAATTCAGAGGAGTTAAATTGCCAGGTGGAATTGAATTAAATGGCAGAGAACTATATGAAGATGCTCAGAGGGAGTTGGAAGACATAAAACAGAGAATGGTGCTCGAATATGAACTGCCACCTTACGATTTTATCGGATAATAATGGCACTAAATCCCTTCTTTCTTCAAGGTTCACCAAATGAGCAAAGACTTGTTCAGGAGTTAATCAACGAGCAGTTGAGAATTTATGGTGTGGAAGTAATTTATATTCCCCGAAAATTTGTAAGAAGAGAAACTATACTTAGAGAGGTTTCTTCATCCAAATTTGATGATAATTTTGCATTAGAAGCATACATAAGCAATTATGAAGGATATAGTGGTCAGGGGGATATTCTTACGAAGTTTGGAATGAGTTTGAAGGATGATTTAAGTTTAATTATTTCTAAGGAAAGATACGAAGACTTTATTGCTCCATTTTTAGAAGCAGAGAATGATGAAGAAATTGTTTTATCATCCAGACCCAGAGAAGGAGATTTAATATACTT